CTTCACGGAAACTTTAACTACCGCACCGCCCGCAACCGTCACTGTCGCTTTAGCTCTTGTACCGTCTCCGACAACAGTTGCTGTGGGTGTTGATGTATAACCAGAACCACCAGATACAACGGTATAACCCAAGACTTGACCACCGATAGCGTTTTGTTGTACCAACTGCTGTTCCACGTCTTCAGCGGGAGAGTCAGAGTCAACACCAATCTCATCTAGAGAAAGAACCGCACCAGAACTGTCTTGCATCTTAGCAACGGGGATATACGCAGATGAGATGAACTTTGACGCTTTCAATGCACCGATAGAATAGAGGAACTTCCACATGTATCCGTCTGCCGTTCTAAACGGAGTACCCGTGGTGTTACCTGTCGGTTGCACTGTTGAAGCAATTGTTTGGGGTGGGTTTGCACTTGTCTTGCCTTGTTGAAGACAAACATAAACCTGCTGGTTGTTGTTCATAACATAATAGGCATTCGTGGGGTAACCTGACTGGTTATCATTATAAGCAGAATAAATTGCACCAGAAATCCAGTTCTCACGAGGAACACAGAAACTCAAGTCAGTGATGTTTTTCACTGCCTGTAAATCTAAACGAAGATTCCTCTGTTCTCTGATAGTATTCGATGGAGTAGGGGCCACATCAGAATCATTCCAATCCTGAGAACGACCAATACCCGCAAAGTAATAGTTTGCAGAGTCTTGGAAATCTTTATAAAGATCAACAAGTAATTGTTTTTTAATTCTATCTGTGATTACGGCACTCATCTATATTTTCCTATTTTATGCTAATATTCCACCAGCGGAATCACCACCAACATTTAGTGCAAACCATTCAGTACCATCCCAAACAACAGTGGCTGATTGATTTACTAACAATGTGATTGTCGTATAATTCTGTAAGTTTGTCGGAGTAATTACGGCAGTACCATTGTTCTGATTGATCAGATACTTAATAGTCCCCTTATCCGTATTACTTAGGTCAGCCATAGTGGCATCAATTTGTGTACCACCAGAGTTGAACCATGTGATTGGTGTGGTTAAACTCACCGCACCACTTGCAGTCATTGTCTGATAACCAAGTTTCATCTTGGTTCCAATCTTGACAGCTCCTGTACCTTTACCCTGTAACTCCAAGTCGATATTAGTATCTCCGCCAACGGCAGAAATAATCGGAGGATTAGTATTGGTATTGTTTTGAACTTTGATGTGGTTTACTGCACCAACAGTACGACCAAATTCAATATACTGGTTACCATTACTGTCTTGCAACTCAGTACCGATTCTAGGGTTATTTAACTGAGCAGCATTAATCGTTTTGTTATTTAAAGTCTGTGTGTGATTATTAAAAGTAAACTCATCACTGTCCGTGAGGGCAGGAAGGTTGATGTCACGATAACCAGTTAACTTAGCTGCATGAATGTGGAACGTATGAACCGCATCCGCACTCTCTGCGATATATGGTTGAACCAAGGTAGGGTAAACGATAGTCTTGTTTGTGACAGTCTGTTCTGCTGAGTCAGTTAATAACACACCTGTGTGATCAGGAATGATGACAACACGATCATCAGTAGCGTCAGCGGCCCCAAGACGAAGTTCGTAATTATCAATAGTCGCACCTTCGAAAACGAGGTGATTACTATCGAAAGAAACTTTAGGCATGAGAACAGTACTATCACCCCCTAACTTGAGGTATAGTTCAGTTAAGTTCTGTTCTATCTTAAGGGTAGCCGAACGGAGGGTATCACCCGTACCGTCATTCGCTGTTGTCCCTCTATTAAGAAGTTGTCTTGTCATTTTTAGTTTACCCTAAAATTCTATATGTCTATTTATAACAGTTCGTCCAAGTTGATGATATTATCAGAAGAATCAACCCAATCAAATTTGTCCTGATCGATTGTTTCTGTGCTACTGATATCAAAACCACTGTACGCTGCATCGGGAGCGTTAGAATCAACATCTTCATCAAGAGTCGGTGAGTCAACCTCAATCAACTCTGCAAAACTTGTGTACATATTAGCGATAGACTCAAGAGTCAAGTTCTGCATATCATCAAGGTCATTACCAACCTGATTCGGATATGTTGTTTGATTACCCAAAGTTGTTCTAAACAATTGATTAGTCCCATCCGGTATGTTAAAGTTAAACAGACCTGTTGCACTAGTGATTGCACGAGGTTCTGCAAACGTGGCAGTAGATTCGATAACAAAAGGAGGTACGTCAAATACGCCTGGATCAGGTTGTGTTTCAATATCAAGATCGACAGCCGTAACAATCTGAACCTCACCCGCAAGATACATTCCCGCAGGGTGAGCGAACAACTTGTAAACTTCTCTCCAAACTTCAGTAGACAATTCTGTTTTAATCAGAATTGCAAACATTTGATACAGCTTGTCGTTTGTAATATACCTCTGTGACTCAGCACCAATCTTATCTTCGCCGACAAAGAACACTTGTTCTTTACCGTAAATTACATCAGGGTCAATCTGAAAGAATGTCCTGAAGAATTGTTGAATTGTAAACTTAGTACCCTTTGAACGATATAGTGTGTTAGAGTACTTTGCTGCTTCTCTTTTATCCGCAAACCCTTCGAAATAGGCCTGACCAAGAAGAAGTTCATCTTCAATAAAAGAAAGTAATTTTAAATCTGTTTGTGCAATGTCACGTGAAAAGAACAACTCCTTAATGATATGAGAAGGAGATTCGTCTGATTGTTCAAAGTCATAATACTCATTAAGGAAATTAACAAGATTAGGATAATCTTCTACAATCCAATCCGGTATGACATCCTCTACGGCATAGGTTTGCGTGTTGAGATTACGTCTACCTAAGTCAATAAGGGTTCTGTCTAATGCGTGACTCATTCAAATGCCCTTAGTTTGTCGCTGTGACAAGAACGCCTTTAGCGGTTGTTCTATCAACATCTTGTTCTAAGATATATTCTCTTAATGGTGAGATAGCACTCTGGTTAGAGGGAACTACCGAGATTTTCACGTAAGTTCCACCACCCACAATCTGATCAATCTGTAGGCCAACAAAGTTGACCTTACCCGTTGATGGTGTATACGTACCCACATTATCAACAACCGTTCTATTTGTTGCGAGGTTGATGACCTGAAGTTTGTTACTGTTCAGTTGGTTTCTAATCTGACAGGTTTGGTTTCTATAGAAGAACGATGATGATGATACACGATACTGAACATCATCAGGGTCAGCAATAGGCACAGGGAACGTAAAGGAATAATCCCGTTCCACACCAAGGCTAGGAGTCATCCTTTGTTGCATTTTAATATCTGCACGGGAAGACAGAACAGCCGGACTTACATCGTCAACCAAACTCAACATATTTGATCTACGGAAAGAACTTTCGAATTTTCCTACAGAAGTATCAAAGTAGTTTTCAATAACCGTTCTCACATTATCCTGAATTGTGTTCAGGGACAGTGTTGTCAACCTTGGGTTGAACTGGAAGAACACTTGAGGTTCAACATACGTTATAATAGGATCAGTAAACTTAAGATCAAAAGAAGCAACACCAAGTTGATCTGACAAATCTTTAATAGCATTTTTTGTAATCACAATTCTATCGGCAGGAACGTCATCGTTAAACTTGATAGACATGAAGACGGTTCCAAATTCTGGTTCCGCATTATCTTCTCCACCCCAAGCTTTAATATCTGTAATTAAGTTGGAGAAGTTTCTTAATACCAACGATGAATAATCAACGTGTGTTACCATTCTGTTCTGAGCAGCATATTGGAAAGGCGCATTCTTTCGAATAGATTCGATTGATTCTTTTTCTGCGCCGCCAACTGATCTACTACGTGTGGTCACTTTGGGAGTTCTATCCACAGTATCGTTGATTTTGATAGTGTCGGCTGGTTGGAATATCAAACCATTGTTTCCAGATTCCCCGTTACAGGACAGATATTGAACCACGATCTTATAACCGGCCTTAGGCGTTTGACCAAGAGTAGTCCCGTTACCAAAAGTCAATTCGAAGTAACCATTAGGCATTTCCTTGAGGATGTACAAGGTGGACTGTTCGCTGATTGTTGTTGCGTCCAAGATGTTTGTATATGTTACAAAAGATGAAGAAGTGGGATTCTCATACACTTTAACAATGGCTGTGGAGATATCCATATTCACATCGGGAATGATGTATAATGCATATTCATCATTTTCTCCCGCAATGAAAGTTTTGGTTTTTGCTTCACCTTCAAAGATAGGAATATCAGGAGACCCATCCAGTGTGGTAAATCTATAATACCCAGCACCATCGTCCGTGGCCTGAATTGTCTCTTGCGTCTGAAACTTGTAAATGGTTCCGTCAATAACGGAGGTAAACTTATATCCACTGGCGACACTGATTGTGTTCTGTCTGTCCGTAATACCCGATAAGTTGAGAGCCATTCGGATTCTGGCTTCTGCACAACTCTTGGAGTCCGGAATATAACCGACACCTTCTGCCAGAGAAATGATTGAACTGCGAAGTTGTGCGGTAGATAGGAATGACTCGTTAAGCGCAAAGTTAGCGGTAAGGGCATTCAGGTGTGTGTTGTACGCAAGAACGTCCAGAATGTTTGCCAGTCCAGAAGCCTCAAAGTTGTAATCAGCAAACTCGCCCTTTTCAATCAAGTAATTCTTTAGATTGTTCTTGATATTAACGAAGTCTAATGCTGACGATTTAATAGTTGTAGCCATCTTACATTAAC